TGTTACCATATCTTTCAAATTCTTTTTCGTATGTATCAGGTAAATACTGATTTAAGAAATCAAAGTTGACAATATAGTTTTCAGCTGTTGGAGTTCTTTCTGAACTCGGCGTCAACGCAAATGTGGGTGACGCTGCAACTTGTCCTGCCATAATTTTAAATTTTTATTTTATTATTAACTTTTTTTAATACTCTTTATTCGCAGTCCTCGGCTTGATGGCTGAGATACTGACTTAACTTGAAAGCCTGATTTTACAGAAACCTCTGGTGCACTACGCTCTGTCATGTCGACATTTTTTGTTTTACGTATTACATCATCTGTTGCCTGTGATTTGCCTTGTTCATAAAAGAACTGTGCAAACTTTTCAGGATTCATTGCGATAGCTAAAGCTTTGTGGTAACCCTCTGCATCTTTGATATAGCCATTGGAATCCAAAAATTTATTAACAAAATTTAGTGGTGTTTCCTGTGCTTTTTTAAGTTCAGAGGCACTTCCAGGCGCATAGACTAAATCGTTTTCCCCTATAGTGAATTTAAAACCTTTAAATTCAGGGCTGAATACTTCATTACTTTTTTTAGTAAACCATTCTCTTTTTAAATTTGCGTCTTCTTCCTGAGTTTTAGCTTTCTCTAAATATTGCCTATACTCAATAAGCTCCTCATTATTAGCAGTGGCAGAACTTTCCCTTGACTCAAGGGGCTGTTTGTATAGTTCCTGCTGTTGTTTTAAGAATCTTTTTGCCTTAGCAATCTCTTTTTTCTTTGCTAATTTTATTTTTTTTATTTCAGAAGGCTCGTGGATTTCTTCATCGAATTTAAAATCTTCCATCAAATCATCAATGTCTTCTGAATCTAAACCTTCTTCAGTTATAGAATAATATTCTTTTAGCAAAGCATCTGGAGATAAATCTGAATAATCTTTTTGCAGTTTTGCATAATCTTCAAAATTACGTCCAGTTTCTTTTTTATACTTTAAGTAAGCTGCCACATCCGCAGGAAGATCTTCTGCTTCCTCTCGCTGGCTTATCAACTCATCAACCGAATTGATTTGCTTACCATATCTTTTTTCAATATATGAAAGAACTTCATTTTCTGCTAGCTCCTGCGGAACAGGAGGTTGCTCTTCTACAGGAGGTGTCTCCACCTCTTGCTTTATTTCTTCTTGTACTTCTTCTTCTTTTTGTACATCTTCTTTTACCTCTATCTCACCTTTTACCTCTTCAACCTCTACGGGCTGTTCTTGAACTTCTTGTTTTTGCTCATGCTTATCAAGTAATTCTTGCTCTATTTGCTGACTAGATTTTTCTTCTACGTCAGTCACTTCTCTAACTTTTATATCCATTTAATTTAATTTAATTTAATTGCAAAGTTACATAAAATTTAAACACATTATCTTGGTTCAAACTCAGCTAAATCGAAACCATCTAGTGTATCTTCGTTTGATTCAAAATTTTGTGGTGGTAAATTGTTTTTTCTTTGCGTTATTAGTTTTGACTGTTCTGTGTTTTGCTGACTAATTCTTTCGCTTTTTGCTTTTTCTCTTGCTTGCTCACGATTAGCAAGGGAGGATGCGTCTATTCCTTTTATTTGCAAATTGTATTGAAACTCTTGTTCCATAAGCTGAGATTTAAGTAAGGCTTCTTGTTTTTGTTTTTCAATTTCAAAAGCTATGTCAGCTTGACGGTATTGAATTTTTGATTGAGTTTCAGCTTGAATTTTTTGCATAGCTACTTGAGCTGCTAATTCCTGAGATTTTAGCTGCTGTTGTGTAATCATAGCTTGTTTTTGTAATTCTTTTTGTTGATCTTGCTCTTCTTTAGCTTTACGTTTCACTTTAAGAAGCTGATTTGCTAGTTTTAGATTTTTTATCTCTCTTATATCTATTGCATCTTCTAAATTAATATCTCCTTTAGATAAAGCCATTTGAATATTTTGCTCAAGCATTGCTTTTTGTTCTTCGTCTGGAGATAACTCTATAAAAATACCAAAATCATAAATGTATAAATCGGCTATCTCTCCCAGTATACTTACATTATATTTACCTATTTTGTTAATAAAGTCTTCTTTAAAATCTGAATACTCCAAAATATCCGCCACTCTATACGTTAACGCTTCTGCTAACGTTCTATATATGTAAAGACTTCCATCTAATATATGACGAGTAGCGGTATTTGAACTCAATGCTGCTAATTTTTGAATACCTACTAACGCATCTGAATTTGGCATAGTACCGTCTCTCGCTTCATTTAAGCCTGTTACAGCTCGAATCATGTCTAAGTAGTGGTTAAGGTTACTTATGAGCATTTGTGCCTTAGAAGCGCCAGAATTGCTTGTGAGCTGCTGTATAGGAACTTTACCTTGATTAAAGTCACCTTCTTGGGTATAACTTCTACCAATAACCGAACCGGTTTGGAAATATAATCTTAGAGCGTCTTCTGGATTATATGCTGAACCTGTACCTAAATCAACTTCATTCAATCCATCTGCATCTATATATACTCCATCAGGAACTGTTCTTGCTATTACCTGTTGTAGTTTTAAGTGAGTCATTTGTATAAGATCCGCATAAGGAATCATTCTTCTTACCAACGATTCAATTACCCCTTTATACATTCTTGGCGCAACAGCCACATAGTTTGGTATAGCGTGTTGAGAAGAAGATTTAGGTCTCACCATATTTTTAGCAAGCTCCCATTTTAATATAATATTTGTTCCCATTACCATTACACCATCGTACCAAACATCAATAGTTTTTTCTACTTTTTCAAAGTTACCTTCTTCCATCATTTCATCAGGAGGATTAAATGTATCATCCTTTTCAATCATACTCATATTGCCATTCTCTTTAATCTTCTTTTTATAAACCATCTTTTTAGTGGTCTTATAATTAAAATACATTAAGGTACAAGTATCACGATAGAATATATCATTTTCATAAAATTGAGCTACGTTGAAATAATCATACCAGCTTTGACTATACTTAGATATTTTTTCTAAATCATCTGTCGTAAGTGTAGGGTCTATTTTAATTAACTCAGAGATAGGTACTGTTTTGATTTCACCCCAATAAAAACAATCTTTAAAATGAGGGTCTTCAGTATAACTGTAAACAGTGTTAGCTGGATCTACATAAGAAACTTTTACACCAGCTCCTTTTTGAAACTCATGTTTAGCAACTGCAATACCTGTAACCATAATATCATAGTCTAATCTTTTACGGATATCTTTGTAATGATTTTCTTCAAACATCGTGTTAATAGCCTCTTCCTCTGCTATTTCAATTGCTGGTTTGTAATTTAAGTTCATATACAATGACAGCTCTTCATCGCTAGCAGGTAGCTCATCAGGATTCATAATAAATGGATCAAATCCTGTATTTTTTTGAACAATTTCCAAAACATCTTTAGCGGCCATTTGACCTTCTATCATATCTTGGTATTTACTTCTTTTTGATTGAGACAAAGCATCCTGAGCATAAGCTTTTACTTTGAATAATCTATCAGACATTCCGTTTACAACTATATCAACAAACTTAGGAATAATAGGAACTGGTGTCCAGTCTAAATTTAAATAAGACAAATCGCCATCTACAGCTAATTCATTTTTATATTTTGCTATAGATTGTTCACCTCTTGCATACAAGCGTAATCTGTTAAAATCCCTCCATTGACTGTAGTACCTACATCCAGTAGAATCTTTACGAAACCATTCGTATTGTATAGCCTGTCCAATTTGCAATCCAAACTCATCAGTTGCCTTTTCTGCATCTGAAACAAATTGGCTAGGAAATCCTACAGATGAAATGTTTATGTTTACTTCTTTCATCTAATTAATTCACTTAAAATTCCTTTATTATTATATGTTGCAAAGTTAAGACTTATTTTTGATTGTTTTTTCTCTGGCAGGTATACATTCTTTTGATTTGCCATAATTGCTAAGCCCGAACTAATACTTGCATCAAACTTTGTTCTACTACTAATATCAAACCTAGCCCAGTCTTCTAGTGTCCTTGTAAAATACATAGAACCCATTTCATCA